CAGCTACAGGGCAACTACAAGGGTTCATAGGAACTGGTGCAGGTACTGCTACCAACTTAGGTCCAATAAGAATTCAATCTGTTCAAGCACAAGCAAGTGCTGCAGACGGTTCTATAAAAATCTATGACGGAACGGGTGCAAGTGGTACTAAGTTACTTATTGAATTTAAGTTCGGTTCAGCAGCAAATGAGTCTTTTGACCATTATTTGCCTAACGACGGAGTAAAATTTGATACAGGAGCTTATGTTGTGTTAGCTAACTGCGACTTTTTTGTAGCATACTACAACTAACATGGCAACCTCGGGAACTCGTGCATTTAGTTTAGATGTAGCGACCGCAATCGAAGAGGCGTACGAACTTGCAGGATTAGAAGCTCGTACGTCTTATGATGCTGTTACAGCACGTCGTTCTATGAATATAATGTTTGCCGATTGGTCAAACAGAGGTATTCAGATGTGGGAGGTAACTAAAATAGAGTTAACTCTTACAGAGGGCACGAATGAGTATACTTTAAATTCTTACGATATTGATGTTCTAGACGCTTACGTAGAAAGAACAGTAGGAGGTGTTGTAACTGATTACCCCCTAGACAGAATAGATCGAAACGAATACGTAGGTATTCCTAATAAAGCAACTAAAGCACGTTCTACAGAGTTTTGGTTAGAACGTAAAAAATCACCAGTTATTCATCTTTATCCAACGCCCGAGAACTCAACGGACAAACTCATTTACTATGTATGGCGTACAATAGAGGATGCTGCGGCTTCGCTTAATGATGTAGATATACCTACAAGATTTATGCCTTGTTTAGTATCTGGACTAGCTTATTATCTTTGTATAAAGAAAAACGTTCAAAAACTTCCTGTTATACAAGATTTATATGAAAGAGATTTAGCTAATGCTTTACGCTATGATGAGGATCGTTCTAATATAAGATTAGTTCCTAAACAAGAATATATCTAATGGCTTACGCTTCAGGAAAATATGCTTACTTTATTTGCGACACTTGTGGATTTAGATATCCATATAAACAAGCTAGAGGTACTTGGGAAAACAATAGAGTTTGTCGAGAGTGTTACGAACCCAAACACCCACAATTAGATCCTCCTAGTATTGGAGCAGATGCAGAACTTCTTTGGAGACCTAGACCAGATGTTTCCGCTCCAACAACAGGACAAGGCTACGCTATAGTTTCTAATCCTGTAAACTCTGCGGGTATAAGTGCTCCTATTATGTGGGCAGAAAATAGCGACACAATAGGTTCTATGTATATAGTTCCTCCATCAACTGGAAGTGTAGGAGAAATAACAATCTCAGGAGTAGCAGCAACACCTAGTCCAAGTCCTACCCCGTCTCCATCTATAACCACTTATACAATAACTGTAGCAAGTTATTTAGGTTCAAATTATTTTTATATAGACGGTTCAAGAGCAGCAGCTTTAACATTAACCGAAGGACAAACATATAAATTTGATCAATCAGACAGCACTAATAGCAGTCATCCGTTAAGAATATCAACAACCTCAAACGGTACGCATGGAGGAGGTTCTGAATATACAACAGGGGTTACAACAAGTGGAACTCCAGGAAGTTCAGGAGCTTATACTCAAATTGAAGTAGCGTCTGACGCACCAACTTTATATTATTATTGCACTAACCATAGTGGAATGGGAGGTATAATATATACAACATGAGTTTTACATATACAACATTAAAAACAGCTATACAAGATTATCTTGACAGTACCGAAACTAGTTTTGTAAGTAATTTACCTACGTTTATAACAACAGCTGAAGAACGTATTTTAAAAAACGTTCAATTAAATGATTTTAGAAAAAATCAAGTGGGTAATCTTACAGCTTCAGGTCCTTATTTAGAAACACCTGATGACTACTTATCCCCATTTAGTTTAGCTGTAATAGACAGTAGTAGTAATTATAGTTATTTATTATTAAAAAACGTTTCCTTTATTAGAGACTATACTCCTAACCCAACTACAACAGGGTTACCTAAATACTATGCTGAGTTTGACGATAATACTTTTATTATTGCTCCTAGTCCTGATGCAGCTTATGAAGTTGAATTACATTATTATCATAGACCTCCCTCCCTTACAACTACCTCAGGCAGTGAAACAACATGGTTATCTGAAAATGCTCCTAATGCTTTATTGTATGGAAGTTTAGTTGAAGCCTGTACTTATCTTAAAAATTATGAAATAATACCTGCATATGAGTCTAAGTTTGTAGAAGCTTTAGTAAGTTTAAAAAACCTAGGCGAAACACAACTTACATCAACAAGAGATCAAACCAGATACGATGAAATAAGGAGAGAACCTCAAGCATGAGGATAAAAGAACTCGAAGGAAAAAACATTGCAATAGTTGCTATGGGTGAAAGTCAATTAGATTTTCATCTTAGTTTAGTTCACTCAAAAACTTACGATGAAGTTTGGGGAATAAATTGTATGGGGGCTATTACTAAATGTGACAGAGTTTTTATGCTAGACCCAGTTAGTAGGTTTATGGATACAGACGACGCAGGAAGTCAAACAGATATTATGAGACGATGGCTACCTGTTGCTGATATGCCTATATATACCTGTGAACTAGACTTACGCTGTCCTTCCGCAGTGCTTTACCCTTTACAAGAGGTTGTACAAGATGCAGATTGTGCGTACTTAAACAATACCGTGCCTTTTGCTTTTGCTTTTGCTTTATACAACAAAGTTGGCAGTATCAACTTGTTTGGTATAGATTTTAGTTACAGAGGTAATCTACACTTTGCTGAGGCAGGAAAAGCATGTTGTGAGTTTTGGTTAGCTAAATGTATAGAAAGAGGAATGACTGTAAATGTTGCAGCTAGATCAGGGTTACTAGATACAGATTGTCCTATAGAAAAAAGAGTTTATGGATACCATAGACTTGACGATCCTGATATTATAATTCTTGATGATCAAAAAACATATCACCAAGTTAAACTTTCTGAATACAATGAAATGATGCAAGAAGAAAAATTAAAAAATATTACAGAAATAAGAACTGTGTTGGATACACCCCCAGAAGCAAAAAGATATTAATATGATAGATAATATAACTTTAGGAAATGTCGGTTCTATTACAGTTGAAACACAACAAAATAGAGGACACCCGCCTGAATTTTGGGCAGAACAATTAACTAATAGAATCTGTGGAATAAGCGAAGATGCTGCTCCTCACGTAAGACAACAAGCAGAGGCATATAAACTAGCTATTTACAACGCAATCATTTACTATATTAAACAAGCAATCAATAGTGAACGATGCACGATGCGTAACCTATTAGAACAACAAGGTCACGGAGACCTAGCTAAAATATTGAAGGAGATTTAACATGGCAATAACATCAACATTAACAACAAGTTTTAAAAAAGAACTGTTGGAAGCTAAACATAATTTTTTAGCGTCTGGCGGTAATTCATTTAAATTAGCTTTATACACTAGTTCAGCAACAATGGGTGCTACTACTACAGCTTATAGTACAAGTCAAAAATCATCAGGGACAAATTATACTGCAGGTGGTTCAGCTTTAACAAATATTAATCCAACAAGCTCAGGAACTACAGGTTTTACTGACTTTGCTGATTTAACATTTGGTACAGCGACTGTTACTGCTAGAGGTTGTTTGATTTATAATGACACTAACGCTGATAGATCAGTAGCTACTATTGATTTTGGTGGCGATAAAACTTCAACTGCAGGAGATTTTACTATTGTCTTTCCAGCAGCAGCAGCTTCTACAGCGATTATAAGAATCGCCTAGCCTTAAATGGCTATCGTTAACGGTTGGGGTCGAGGCACGTGGGGTCAACTCACATGGGGCGAAGCTATACCAGTTACACTTAGTGGTTTATCCGCCACATCCGCATTAGGCACAATAACAACTGACGCAGAAGCAACAATTACTCTTACAGGTTTTAGTGTTACAGCCACTAATGGCGGTGTTGCAGTAGATGCAGGTGGTGTTGTAGGTGTGAATGGTTTAGCAGGAACTTCTGCTTTAGGAACAGCTACAACTGATGCAGAAGCCAATGTAAGTCCTTCAGGTTTAGGAGCTACTGGTGGGGTAGGATCACTAACTACCGTAGCCAAAGCGAAGCAAACTCCAACAGGACAAGCGGGTACCTCAGCTTTAGGTACTGCAACTACTAAAACTGATAATAGATTTGAAGTAACTGGTTTTGGTGCTGCTTATGGAAGTCCTACTGTTCCAACTTTTAATTGTAAAGCTAATGTTACAATAACAGGTGTATCAGCTACAGGTGTAGTAGGTACGACAAATATTTGGTCACCCGTTAAAGATGATCAAACAGCTAACTGGAGAGAAGTTGCAGCATAGTTGTTTCAAAAACTATAAACTTTGCTCTTTTTAGTTTAATATATAATAAAATGGCATAATAAATGCTTAGAGGTGAGAAATGGCAACTTATGTAAATAATTTAAGACTCAAAGAAATCGCTACAGGCGATGAGTCTGGGACTTGGGGTACTTCTACTAACACTAATCTAGAATTAATTGGTGAAGCTCTCGGTATAGGTACTGAAGCTATTACTACTAATGCAGATACTCACGCTACGACAGTAGCTGACGGTTCATCAGATGCTGGTCGAGCTTTTTATCTTAAATATACAGGCACACTAGATTCAGCTTGTACTATTACGATTGGTCCAAACACCATGAAAAGGGTACAAATCATTGAAAACGCTACAAGTGGTTCTCAAAATATTATTATATCGCAAGGCTCTGGAGCTAATGTAACTATAGGAAATGGCGAAGTTGCTGTTGTTCAATTAGACGGAGCAGGAAGTGGAGCAGCAGTTGTTGACGCTTTTGCCAGTCTTAATGTAGTAGATTTAAAAGTACAAGACGATCTTACAGTTACAGACGATGCAACCATAGGTGGAACATTAGGAGTAACAGGTATAGTTACACTAACTGATGATTTAATTATTGGCGATGGTAAAACTATTGGTTCTGCATCGGATGTAGATGCAATGACAATAGCATCTAATGGACAGATAACACTCACTCAAACACTTATTGGTACTGCTTTAGATATTTCAGGCGATATAGATGTTGATGGTACTACTAACTTAGACAATACAGATATTGATGGAACTTTAGATGTTTCAGGACAAGCTACTTTTGCAGATGGTTCAGCAGGAGCACCTAGTATTAGTAATACAGGTGATGTTAACGCAGGACTATTCTTTAGTGCAGCAGATGTCATGTCGTTTAGTGCAGGTGGTACTGCTCAGTTTACTATGGCAGATGGATCAATTTCTCCTGTTACAGACAACGATATTGACCTAGGTACAGCCAGTTTAAAATACAAAAGTTTTTTTGCAGGTCTTGTAGATGCTGAAAACTTTAAAATTAATGGTGCACAAGGCTCAGATGGACAAGTATTAACTTCAACAGGAAGTGGAGTAGCTTTTGAAGATGCGGCAGGTGGAGCAAGTTCTATTAATGATTTATCAGATGCCAAAACATTTGGTACTTCCTCCATTATGCTTGGCGATGCTACTACAGGCACGATTAGTGGTGCTAATTATAATGTTGGTTTAGGAATAAATGTTTTTGAAGCCTTAACTTCAGGCGATTCTAATATTGCCATCGGTTTCGATGCAGCAGACACCCTAACAACTGGAAGTTTTAATGTTGCTATCGGAACAGACTCACTAGGAGCATCAGGTTCAGGTGTAGCAAATAATATAATGATTGGTTATAACACAGGCTATGGATTAACTGGTGATGGAAATATTGGTATTGGGCATACAGCTTTTGATGGTTCAGGTGATAGAGATGATTGTGTGGCTATAGGTAATGGAGCATTAACAGCAGCTACCACAGGAAGTCACAATATTGGCATCGGTACTTCTGCTCTTGGCTCTGCAACAGATGCACATTCAAATACAGCTATTGGATTTTTAGCAGCAAGTGCATTAAACACAGGCTCACCTTATCAAACAAGAAATAATGTGGCTATTGGTAGAGAAGCGTTAGAAACCCAAGCAACACAAGAAGATAATATAGCAATCGGCTATCAATCATTAGGAACAGGTAATAGTCCATCTAATTCACAAATTACAGCAGTAGGTTCACAAACAGCAAATGCAGCTCATGCCGCTTATGGTGGTACTTATGTTGGTTATACAGCAGGAGCAATCGTTACAAGTGGAGTTCACAATACAGCTATAGGCAGAGAAGCAGGCTCAGTTACCACAACAGGGTCTAATAACTTTTTTGCAGGTTATCAAGCAGGCACATCTAGTTCT